AAGATGCGAAAGCACAGATCGAGGAACTTAAGAAAGACTTGGCCCAAGCGAAAGAGGACCATCAATATGATAATTTGGTTCACAAGAAAGAGTTAGAAAAAATGAATAAATGAAAGGCGGAGCGTTGCAAGATTTAGAACGAATGATCACAAAGGTAAAGAAAGAAACAAAATGGAAAGATATCCATAAGATTGTGGACGAAGCTCTCCGGAGAATCAGGAAGGGAGAAGTCCCAGAGCCCAAGTTCATAACAAGTGTATGTGAACGCCCTACGTATATTAAACACTGGGAATCGGCTCTTCCGGACGGAAATCAAATACGAATCCTGTCTGAAAGCGGCCTAGAGATTATTAACTGTCGATGGAGAAAATATAGACGAAATCACCGCTTGAATAGTGAGCTGGAAAGCGGTAAAAAGAAGTGAAGTACATTCTTATATTGTACTCTTTTCAGAGGGCGGGGCGCGAGAGTTAACCGCCCTCCTAATACATTAAGGAGGACGAATGCCAAAAAAGAAAAAGAAGAAAAAAGATAAGAACTATCTTAAAAGATTAAATAAGAAAAAAGGTAAGAAGAAAAACAAAAAGAAAAGAAAATAGTATGAGCAAAGCGTCTAAAAAACTGCGAAAACTTAAGAATCAACTAGATAAGCTGAAAGAAAAAGAAGACGATATTCTTTATCAGATAGACGAAGCAATTGACGAGCTGGAAGAAGAGGAAGATCAATAGATCCTAATTCACCATGCAGAGTCTTATCGAGAGCTTCATTGATGTGGGTTCCGGATTCATCCTGGCTATCCTCATCCAGTTGCTGATTTTCCCCCTCTTTGGGCTCTATCCCACAATTCTAGACAGTTTAGGAATCGCTCTAATCTTTACCGTTGTAAGTATTACACGGTCATGGATTTGGCGCTTGGTCTTTAAGAAAATTAGTGTATATAAGAATTAGTGAAAAGTTTTCATAGCAACTTATAAACATCCCCTTCAGGCGAGTAATGAAAGTTGCTCGCCTGTTTCAGGAATGTTCTCTCTATAGGCCAAAAATACAACCTAGTCTTCGTACCAAAGCCCTTGTCGTTTCAAGCGGTTGATTGCTCTTGTCCAACCCCAGTCCTCTAGAAATTTAAATAATTTTCTCATATTACTTAACCTCTATGGTTTTGGGTTTCTTGCCTTCTGGAAGAATCTTGTTTAAGGAAACTTTCAGCAATCCGTCTTTCAACTCAGCGCCTTTGATTTCTACATCATCAGCGATAGTGAAAGCCTTCGAGAAATATCTTTTAGCAATGCCTCTATGGATAACTCCATTAGATTCCTTGTTATCTTTTATTTCCTTAACGGATTTGATAGTCAATAAGTTATCTGCGTAGTCGACCTGGATATCCTTCTTATTGTACCCTGCGAGCGCAACTTCTATATCGTAAGTTGTGTTTCCTGTTTTTACAATATTGTAAAAAGGGAAAGTAGACGTAGGTGTACGAAAGAATTCATCGCTGTCATCGAACATTTTTTCAAAATGATCAAAGATGTTGTCAAATCCTACCGAGATAGGTCTTAATTGATTAAAGATTGATGGTAATTTATTGATTGTCATGTAAACCTCCTTGTTTAGACAGTTTATAAATAGGGCCCTTAAAGGCACCCTTACCCCCTATATAAGCTATTTATACCAAATTGCAAGTACAGGCATGCAATTTCTCCTCCCTATATAGATACTCTGAAGTATAACACCTCTTTCAAGTACTTTTACCTCAATAGTACCCTGAAACACAGAAAAACACTAATAACATAAGTATACCAACAACTATTCTTTCATAGTAGTACACAGAAAGTACACAGAATTTCATACTACTATAGGTAAGTCTAGAGGGCTGGTGACCTTTTGCTTGCTGTGGTATATATTTAGTCTATATTATCTTATATAGGAGCTAGAAGTGGATAGAACAGGTTTAACCATAGCCAATAGCAAGAAGACTCATTTACATTTGACGCCTAAACAACGTACATTTGCAGAGATCTTTGTGGCCAACTACCCGGACATTACGAAGAAGAAGGCGGCGGAGAGAGCTGGGTATGCTGTTGATACCTGTGAGAAATGGGGCTCGCTCCTAACTAATCCCGATAAGTATCCTCACGTGGTTTCGTATATTGAATCCATGCGTGAGAAGGGAGTGAGGTACTATAAAGATTATTTAAGACATCTGAAGCGTTTGGATAGTTTGTCCGATACTGCTGAAGGAAAAGGACAGCTTGCTGCAGCTATTAATGCTGAGTTTAGATTAGGCCAGGCAGCCGGTTTCTATATTGATCGTAAAGAAATTAAAACGCAGAACTTATCTGCATTGAGTAAAGAAGATTTAATAAAAGAGATAAGGAGCCTTAACCATGAGCTTGGTGAAAATAAAGTTGTCGAGATTGCAGCAGAAGAAGCTAAGGTCGTTAAAGCAGACGATGAAGAGGACAAACGACTTCTCTGATTTTGTTGCTGTTCTAAATTTCATTCACAATCCCGACATGGTCAGTACCCATGTGGGAGAGGTTATTGTCCATGCTGAAGAGAAAGATTAAAATTGGATATGAAGATCTGTTTATTAAACACATACAGTTTAAAGACGAGACTCTAGGGGAATATGATTCGACGGAGCAGAAGATCTATATTCAAAAGAATCTCAAGAGTCGTGAAGAAGGCAATACGTTCTTACACGAAGTACTGCACGCGGGCATGGAGATTTCCGGTTTAAGTGCAGACGGTGGTCCACTTAAAAATCAAAAACAGGAGGAGCTTACAGTAAATGCATTGACTAATTTACTGACACAGGTTATTCGTGATAATACATGGTTCTTACCTTATCTTTTTGGTGCAATTAATGGATCTATAAATGGCAAAAGGTCCCGAAGCAAAGCTCTGGCAACAACTCAAAAAAGGTTTAAAAAACTCACACTTAGTACGAATAGAAAGCAGAATAGGTCTGGGCGTTCCAGACGTTAATGGCTGTACTAATGGACAGACTTACTGGATTGAATTAAAGGTAAGTAAAGGAAAACACATCTCCCTATCAAAGTATCAAAAGGCTTGGATTTACGAGCGTTCTAAAGTTGGAGGCAAAGTTTTTGTGTTGGCCCACGCCCTCAAGGAATGTTCCTTAAAGGTTTACGATTGTAGTATCGTGCTCCGCGGTCCTGGGTTGCCGTTTCCCGTTCTCACACTCGAGTACCCGTACGACTGGTCTAAACTAGAACAGCTGCTGGGCTCGGCCAGCTCCCATCCTGGAAATCCCGTTTCTCGTTGACACACAATGATTCTAGAAGCAATGATCCTGCATCAGTCTCCGGCGCCGGCGCCTTCAGGCAGCCGTGAAGTCAAGTACTAAATCCCGTATTCCCGTTTCTCGTTGACAGTCCATGATTCTAGGAACTTTGTTAATACATCGGCATCCGGCGCCAGCGCCAGATGGACAGCCGTGAAAAAAAAATTTGACATTACATTGTAGATGGGCTATCGTGGGAGAATGAATCAACAAGAAAAATATATAATGTATCAAAGAATTAAAAAACATGGCGACAATTTAAAAGCCATTTTTAATCTTGATATTGATAGCGTTAAACTTTGTAAACAATTGTTTAGATTGGAAAACAAAGCACACCAACTAGCGACCGATTATTGCAACGGTGACTTTACAGGTAACGTTGAAAAAGAATCGGAAAAAATACTTTTAAAAGTATCTAAAATTTTAAATACAAATACTTTTAATATGTTTTTAAATACTGACGCTAGAGGTTATGCTTTAAAATTCTTTGAAGATTTTAGCAAAGATAAACCAATTCATAAGGATTGGGGAGGCTATGGAATTATAGCTCCTGATTTTAGAGAACATAATTAAAGGAGTCGTGGCCAAACTTGAGCCCTGACCAGAAGATACATATGTAGGCAATCTAAGTGCACGCAACTTCTGGTCTGGGGTCAAGCTACAAACTATAATCCCGTATTCCCGTTCCCGTTTTCACCAACAATCTAGTTTGTTTTAAATAATATATATGAAGCGTTCCCGCGCGGGGACCTGGCCGTGAGCAGAAAGAGGTGCGTGTTTCCTTGCTTATTTTACACAGGTGAGCTGTTGGGACTGGCGTCTTCAGGATCGTGGTTGGAAATCCCGTATTCCCGTTCTGTTTCCTAGTGTTTTGGGGCTTGGTTAAACATATATACATCAGGAGCTCTTCACTGCCAGGAGCTGTCGGTTCTGGAGGAGATGGTGAAGAAACTTTAGGAGGCCAGAAGAAAAGGCTTGACTTGGGGATGGGATATGATAAGCTGTCTCTTGGTAGCTCATTAAGACTTCTAAACAGTCATATGTTTGGCTCCTGTTTCTTGGTGGGCTCCCTTGAGCCTTGATCTCTGCTAATGCTTGTCATACAGGGATCTTGGCCAAACTTGAAAAGGAGAAATATATGAACACTTATGCATTTATTACCGGTGATAGTTTTAGAGTAGAAGTGAAGGCTTCGACTCCTCAAGCTGGTTATAACAAATTAAAATCAATTCCTTGTTTTGATGACAAGAAAATAAGCAAGAATTATTATAAGTACTCAAAGGCAGGATTCTGTTGCATTCACTCTGTGAGGACAATATGAATATCGAAACATTAAGAAAAAAACCAACCTGGTCGCTTAAAAATATGATTAAAGCGTTAAGTTTACCAATATCAAGTTTTTTAAACACTAAAGAAGATAATGAAAGACTTGAAAACGCTAAAAAAGTATTAAAAGAAAGGAGAAATATATGAAT